CGGCTCTCCAGCTCGTCAAGGCTATCCGCGAAGGTCTGCAGGTGGCGATAGGCTGTAGGCCCGTAGATACCATGGCCTACCATGCGGTCGTATAGCGGACTCTCAGGGAGCTTTATACCCGAAGGGGGGGGCGGCGCGGAACTAGGGGGGGTAGGAGAAAGAGGCCTACCACAGGAAATAGGGGTTTCGATTGCCGTAGGCTCAGCAACAGGCTGCTGCTGCTGTGTTTTTTCTAACTCTGTCTTCTCTAGCTCTGTTCTTTCTATTATAGCGGGCTTAACCAGGGGTGGGTTAGCCACGGCTGCTTTAACCATAGCCGGTTTAACCAGTTGTGGGTACATTATTTTAAAAACCTCGAACGGATACGGGAGCACGTAGTAATTGTGTTCCCAATTACCTCCATCGGCATGCACTTTGTCATAGAGAACGTAGCCTTCCCGCCTCAATTCTACGAGCATTCGATCAACAGCATCCTTGCCGTTACCGCGCTCGGTTCCTGTGTACTGCTTGGCTAGTCTCCAAGTATGAATGCGCCAACTTGGCGGCATGGAGAGCATAAAAACAAGTAAGCCGCGAGCGGAATAGCTAAGATTGTGGTTTTGCGCGGCGCTATTGGGGATCATCGCAAACTCGCCATTGAGGGTGACGTGCTGGATAAATGCATCAGTCATTGTGGTTCCTTCACTTCAAAAAGTGTTGAGGATTGCCACATATGCGCTGCGCATGGTAAGATAACTGCCTGTTTCGAGTGGCAGATCCCTTAAAGTGACAATCCGATTGTGTGCTTCCCCTCTAAGAGTTGCACGTTCGGTTGTTGTAATTGTGGGGATCTGCTAACTTTCAGACAGATCCTAGCAGATCCCATGATCTTCCCGCCATAGGTTTACCGCCCATCCGGCAGGAAGAAGTATTACGGGCTAGACCATACGGTCTAGCCCCTTCTTTTTTCAAGGGAATCATGGTATTTCAATGTAAAGCGGCCTTACAAGCCTGTGTATGTATCGCTCCCGCACCACGGACATAGGTTAAAGCTCGATGTATTATGGCTAACACAGGTAAGGGCCATCTCATCACAGCAAAAAACCGGTGCCGGCACTACGTCAATCTCAGCATAATAATGCGGCTGCTTTATCCAAGGGGTATCGTTGTTTTGCCATTGCAGTAGCCGACTATTCCAGCGAGCACAGATAGGTGCATGGGAAGGACAAGCAGTATTGGTTCTCCATAGCTGATATCCCAGCAATACCCATTCGCCAGATTTTGCATTGTCGTCGATTCGTTTCCATTCCATTGTGCTTCCTTTTGTGGAGATCATGTTAAATTTAAAGTTTGGATTTAGGGTGTGGATTTTGTTAGCAAATCTCCATCGAGCGGAGAATTCGCGCATGTATGAGTTGTACTGCTCAACATCAAAATCAAGATTGTCAGCTTTCATACAATCCCTTTACATTGGGCCAGAGGATATCCGCCGGCGTTAATTCATCTCCTGATACCAGCGCAATACGCTCCGCCAGCCCGCTCGATTGGGTTAGGCCGTTCCGTAGCCGGCTAATGGCTCCCTTGGTCACGCCAACACGCCTAGCGAGCTCGCTGCCGCTTATCTCGTGCTTGGTCATCCATTCTTCTAGTGTCATTCGTCTATTAACCCCACTTTATGGCGAGCGATAGCGCAGCTCGTAAGGAAATGACACGCTTCTAGGGCTTCGCGCTGGCTGTACGAATAGAAAGCAAGACTATGACTAGCGTTGATGAAACATAGGACGACCCAGGTGCCATTATCGTTATAGTAAAGATCAATATCGGTGTGCATCGACTGAAACCAGCCACTTCTTTGGTCGAAGTCAAATCGTCTCAAGGTTTCGTCCCACGTTTCTTCGCAGGGGTCGCCGGTCTTGGGAAACGGCAGTTTGAATACACCGCCCTCCCCGCTCCAAGGGTGTATGTAGTTGGCTTCATCGTCAGCCGCATTATTCGTAACCGTCCACTTTACCATGTGTGCCTCCTGGGCTTTTAGGTGTGTAACCCTTGCACAACGTTGCAAAGAAGTCAACCAATAAAACGTCGGCACCATGGTGGACAGTTTGAAAAGGGTCAGGACAATTGGGTAGGGAAAAGTGAAAGTCCCTACCCTTTTGCGATAAAAGGAAAGAATAGGGGTTGCAGTAAAAGCAACCATGAGCTATAGTAGGGTTATACCAAGCAGAAACCGCCCAACCGGGAGACAAAAAATGACAACACACGACCTTATGGTACGCGAGATAGAAGAAGACCTCTGGCTCGTCACAGCACAGAATAGAATCGGCCAAAAATATCTAGAGAAGTCTTTGTGGAACGGAGCGATAAGCGCCGAGCTAGTAACCTACCAACTAGGCGACATGACTTGCCACGCGGCCGCCGCAGGAATCACCATCGGGATAGATGAATAAAAGGAAAGTCTAGGGGCTACGGCCCCGCCTTCAATCAATCAACCGCCCAATAGGGCCGACAAAAGGAAAAATAATGGAAATCGTATTCATAGAAAAAGAACAGGATTGGAACGGTGAAGGCCAAACCAGGTATTGGTTTACAGTAGACGGCACCGAGTATGCAATCGTTGACTCTGGCCCTGATACTTATTTGGTAGACTCAGACGGTGAGGGGGTTGAATTGGCTGACACACCAAACCGCCTGCTATTCGAGAGGCTATGCACCGAGCGTGACCCGTATATTCTGGACGAGGTTTAACCCGATAAAAAGAATGATTAGCGTTGCATTAAAAGCAACCATGCGCTATAGTAGGGTTATACCAAGCAGAAACCGCCGAAAGGAGAACAACACATGACAACACACGAGCTAAAGAACGAAGCAACAAAGCTAGGACAAGACGCACAACGGAAAGGCGAGCCACGGATTCCGTTTCTCGATCTTAAAGTAATGAGATTGATAAACGAGTGTACCACCCTTGGTGGTTCCAGATCGCTAATCAAGGCTTTCATAGCCGGATGGGATCAGGCCAGTTTGACGAGCGTATAACCAACCAGGGGCTACGGCCCCGCCTTCAACAACCGCCTAACATTAGGAGAGAAATATGAAAGACAACCTACCATCTATACACAAGACACCGCGGGAAAACGCTGTGGCTGTGCTCGAAGAAAGGATTCAGTGCCAGCGCTGGAACATCGAATATCACAGAGAGCTTGGGGAACTCGATTCCGAAACCGATGCAGAAAAACGGTGGAATGAAAAGGAAATAGAGAAAGCCCGGGCAATCATTGAGGTACTTGAACATGCAAAAAAGCACATGGAATTTTGGGTATAAACGAAACCAACCACCAAAGGAGATAATTATGCAGAAGATAATTTTGGCCCTACTAGCCTTGACTATGTTGGGGTCCACGGCCGCACAAGCAGCCACGTACTACAGCAATGGCATAACCCGCCAGAACATCGGCAATACCAGCTACTACAGTAACGGGCAGACCTCACAGCGGGTAGGCAATTATACCTACCACAACAACAACCGCACCGGGTACCGAGGAACAAGCCAAAATATTGGCAACTATACCTACCACAACAGCGGAGGACAAACAGTAACCTCACAGCGGGTAGGCAATTATACCTACCATAGCAACGGCCAGACCTCACAGCGGGTAGGCAACTATATCTACCACAACAACGTCAAAGGAGGCACCACCTATGGCTACTAAACTACTGCTTGCTGCCATGGCCGCGCTGACCCTAACAAGCTGCGCCGCTGGCGCAGGATTTAGCGGAGCGTCTGGCATATCGATTACCTCGACCGGCCTGACGGCGAACGGAGAGCAGAAGATTGTTGACCGTGTAAAGCGGGAGCTAAACGAGTCGGCACAATGGAAGCTGACCGAACTCGATAGGTAGACACGTAGGGGGGAGGATCTAGCGCGGGATAAAAAGAATGATTAGCGTTGCCGTAAAAGCAACCATGCGCTATAGTAGGGTTATACCAAGCAGAAACCGCCCCGCCAGGGCAGACAAAAGGAAAGACAATGGAAATAGTATTTATCGAGAAAGAACAGTACTGGGACGGTGAAGGCCAAACTAGGTATTGGTTTACAGTAGACGGTACCGAGTATGCAATCGTGGATTCCGGTCCGGACACGTATTTAGTTGACTCAGACGGCGAGGGTATCGACCTGAATGACACCGAAACCCGTCTTCTATTCGAGAGGCTATGCACCGAGCGTGACCCGTATATTCTGGACGAGGTTTAACCCGATAAAAAGAATGATTAGCGTTGCAGTAAATGCACCGCAATGCTATAGTAGTACCATAACTAACAACAACCGCCCAACCTGGAGAACAACACATGAAAAACGACTTCAAATTTGCAGACTTTGCCTTCAAAGATACTACCATTGAACTTCTTTGCCTAAGCGAAAGGGGAAGCGACCGGATGAACGGCGCGTTCTCAGTAAACATTAGAAAAAGCGCAGGTCCAGAGCTGGCAGCGCGCTTGGAACAAGAAGGCTACGCAGTAGATACCGCAACCCTCGTATAACCAACCAGGGGCTACGGCCCCACCATCAACAACCGCCTAACATTAGGAGAATGACAATGGATATACTAGAAGAAGCAGAGACAGCCGTAGCCGAGTGGGTAGCGGCGCAGCTAGAGCACACGCGGCCCGATGAAGTCAAAGAGTGGGTGACCGGATTCTATAGCCGGAATTTGCTGGAGGATATAGCGGGCGACTACTTCCATAATTTGAAACTGGATATGGCGCACGCTCCAGACAGACAGAGAGCAAAGAGAGCTATGCAGATGTTCGAGCTGATGGGCGCCCACATGGACGAGTTTAGGAGCCACGGGGTAAAGATTATTGACGAGTACAACGCCAAGCAGGCCGAAGAATGGGAGCAGCTCAAGGGCCGGACCGAGGTAGAGGCGTAACAAAGAAGGAGAGGAGCGATGACAGTAGGAATACCACAAAGTATTGTAATGGTGTTAACGTGTTTATCCGTTGGCGTAGCACTAGCCAAGGATGGCGAGCCACGTTCAGATTACAGCGGGGGAGGAGCGGTTATAGGTGCAGCGATTCAGGCCGGCCTTCTCTATTGGGGGGGCTTCTTTTCGTAATGGGGGAATTAGCTAGACCGCTTTCACAAATATCCTTAACGTATAGAGACAACGCCAGTGGGTACCTCATCACCATTTTGGAATAGTGTAGCGCACCGGGTTAACTCCATTTTCCCGGTGCTGTAGTCTTGGCGCTGGACGGCCTAACCCGTCCGGCGTTTTTTTAAGGGGAGAGCATGGAAAATAACACACCGGTCGAGATCACCGTCGTAATCAAGGGCGATGAATCTACGTACCGGCAGAAGTTTCTAGCCTACGACCGGAGCGATGAAACATTACGCGGCCTTGTGCAAGAAGCTAAAGAGAACTATAGCGGCGATATAGAAGAAATCAAGCTACGGCTAGCGATGCAATGGCTATAAAGCCATTCTACCGGAGTCTAGCACGGAATATATAGTATACTGATAGCCGCATCTTTAAAATCGGGACCGCTCGAATGGTGAGAAAAGCGCCAAAACAACGAGGCCGTAAAGCCTGGTATGAGAAGCACGACCACGCCGATATTATTGAGATGATCAAGGATAGCAGCGGAATCGTCAAGGATATAGCCAAGCACTACGGGCTTGAAGGCACGCAGCGTATCTATGAGTTCCTGGACACCCATCCAGAGGCGCAGGAGGCACTAGACACGGCCCGACGCTACGTCGTTGAAGACTCGATGGATGAAAGGGTGGAGGGCGTCAAGACGATAGCACAGCGCATTGATGAAGACCCTAGCGTGGCTCTCAAGGCGTGCATCTGGTACCTGGAGAAGCACGGCAAGGCCAGGGGATACGGCGTAGGTCTGACCGACCCGCACGCGCAGAAAATGGCCGACGCAGTACGCGCAATAGTGGAGACAGATGAGCCTAAGCCCTAAGCAGCGGAACAGTATCAAGGACTCGGACGCCCGTATTAACATCTGGTGCGGCGCGGTGCGATCCGGCAAAACCTATGCTTCCATTCTCAAGCTAGTCTATCTGCTGAGGTACGGGCCGCAGGGTAACGCGATGCTAATCGGCGTCTCTCGCGACTCTCTACAGCGCAACATTATTATAGATCTCTGTATGACTATGGGTATTCCTATCATCGGTGGGAAGACTAACGAGATGACGGTATTCGGCCGGAAGATCTTTATCATAGGCGCGCACGACGAGGGCGCAGTACGCAAAATCCAAGGCTCTACCCTGGCGATGGCCTACGTAGACGAGGCGGCGGTAGTGCCTGCCCCATTTTGGCGTATGCTGCTGTCTAGGCTATCAGTCAACGGCGCGCAGCTCCTAGCGACCTGCAACCCCGAAGGCCCGGCGCACTGGCTTAAGAAGGATTTCATTGACCGGCAGGACGAACTGAACTTAAAGCACTGGGATTTCAGGCTAGACGATAACCCGTCACTATCTCAGGAGTATATTGATAGCCTCAAGGCTGAGTATACCGGGATGTGGTACAACCGCTACATTTTGGGAAAATGGGCTTTAGCTCACGGCGCGATCTATGATGGGTTCGATCATGACAACGTGTACACCGACGAGCCGAACAACCCCGACTATTACCTGGTCGGCCTTGATTATGGTTCGTCGAATCCCACGGCCGGGGTGCTGGTTGCGTGCTCTCCTAAGGTCTGGCCCCAACTACGGGTACAAGAAACCTTCTACTATGACAGCCGAGCAGAGGGGCGCGGCCTGACCGACGCGGAGCTAGCCGACAGGCTGGAAGAGTGGCTAGAGCACAAGAACGTTACCCGTATCTATCTCGATCCGTCGGCGGCCAGTCTCAAGCTAGAGCTAAGGCGGCGTAAGCTGCCAGTGAAGGAAGCCGACAACGATGTGCTACCCGGTATCAAGACCGTAGGCAAATACCTGAGCCAAAAAAATCTACTCATCCACAAGTCTTGCACGAAGCTAATGGAAGAGATTCAGACCTATGCATGGGATCCGAAGGCAGCGGACCGAGGCGTAGACAAGCCGATCAAATCAAATGATCATTTGGTAGATAGTTTAAAATATGTTATACATACTGCCTTCCCGTTCGGTTTCGACAACGTAGACAAAGACAATTCGATAGAATCGATTAGGCGCCGCGCCTACCAAGAGAACGCGCACGGTATGAGCGCATTTGGGTTTGGCAGCGACTACGGGTAGCCCTTGCAACCAATCAAGTAAAAATCCAATATAGGGCTAACAAATATTAGAGGCGCTATGGATTCATTTTATGTTGATGACGCTCGCGAAATCACGCAGCGGATGGACCAGAGCTACCAAGATTCTTACCCCGTGGTTTCACCCTTGTGGAGAGAGGGCGCCATAGACAAGCGATTCAAGGTAGGCGACCAACAACTATTATCCCTCCTTTACGGAGAGTCGGCTTTCTTCAACCGCCGCAAGTTCTTCTTTAACCTGATCCGTCGTCATATCAACATGGCAGCAGGCTACCAGCGTCAGAACCGCAAGAGTTCCCTACTAGTCCCTAGCGGCTACAACCATGACGACGTCCTAGCCTCTGACTATACCTCGCTGTCTATGTGGTCGGAGCGCAAAGAGGGCTTTCACGAGTATCTATCACAGGCGTTTGAAGGCGCGCTAGACACGGGTCTTACGCTATTACATATGTCCCCGGATTACTCTAGCGATCCCGTTAGCGGCGACCTACGCACCGACAGCGTGGCCTATAATAACTTTCTGATCGACCCTTGGTTTCGTAAGCAAGACCTATCCGACTGTAACTTTATTTGGCGTAGGCAGTGGGTATCGAAGGAGCAGGCCAAAGGCTACCTACCGGGCCGCGCGGACGACATTGAGAAGATGAGGCCCGACGGGCTGAAAGACGGCAAGTTTCCGATCCAGGCCGAGGCGCTCAACGGCACAGCAAACAAGCTGATGACCTATGACCAATACTATTATCTAGACAGCCGAGAGGCCACGCTTATCGTGGACCCGAAATCAGGCGAGGTAATCGAATGGGAAGAGAACCAAGACGACGCGGACGACGAGCTAGAGCGCACACTATCGCAACAGCCGTGGTTGAAGATCTCCAAGACCCGCAAGCCTACGGTAAAGCTGGCGATAGTTCTCGCTGGACGGGTCATGTACGACGGGCCAAACCTGCTAAACATCGACCGCTATCCGTTTGTGCCTGTTATGTGCTATCACGACCCAGACGTGCAAAACTACTCGTGGCGTATTCAAGGAATGGTGCGTAATCTACGGGACGCGCAGTACCTCTACAACCGCCGCAAGATTATTGAACTAGACATTCTAGAGAGCCAGATAACGAGCGGCTACAAGTACAAGGTGGGCGCTGTAACCGATGAGGCTTGTTTTAGGCAGTCAGGCCAAGGTTTCCTTATCCCGGTCAACGACACGCACGAGATGCAGGACGTAGAGCGAATTGAGGCGCCGGGTATCCCTGCCTCGATGATAGAGCTATCCCGCGCTCTAGCGGAGGACATTAGCCAAATATCGGGAGTGAATGAGGAGCTACTAGGTTCAGCAACGGACGATAAGGCCGGCGTGCTATCGATGCTAAGGCAGGGCGCAGGACTAACGACGCTGCAAACCATTTTCGATAAGCTCGACTACTCGCAGAAGCTCTATACCGAGATCCGTATTGAAGCCATTCGCAAGAACTGGAGCAACGGCAAAATACGCAACATCCTGGGCAAAGAGCCAGACCAGCGGCTACGTCTGACCGATACTCAGAAGTTTGATGTGGCAGTAGAGCAGGGCATTTACTCAACGACCCAGAAGCAAACCGAGCTACGCCAGCTACTACACTTCCGAGAGCTTGGTATGCCAATACCTGACGAAACGATACTAGGCGCCGCGTCGATTCAGAACAAAGAAGAGCTAATCAAGGACATGCAGGCAGCGGCGCAGCAGCAGCAAGAGCAACAACAGGCGCAGCAGCAGCAAGAGCAGGAAGCGGCCAATCAACAGCGGATGCTAGACTTTGCGAAGGGTCAAGAGACGATGGCCAAGACTCGCGACCTGCAAGCTTCAGCCGCACAAAAAACCGTACAGATCTCCGAGATTGCAGCCTCTGCCGAGCGTGAATCAACTCAATCCGACCTGAATATGGTCAAGACTATGATAGAGCTAGAAGATATGGACCTCAAGCAGCTCAAAGAGAGCATTGCGCTTGCGGAGATAATCAGAGCACAACAACAACCGGCGCCAGTGGTGCCAATGGGAGTAACACAATGAAGTACAAAAGCGGAAACTCAGGCGCCAACGCTGGTTGCGTCAAAGCACACAGCGAAGAGACTGTAGCGATGATCAAAACGGGTGGCAAGAAGTACAGCCAGAACAACCCTAAAGAGATCAAAGCAGCAGCAGACGCACTAGCCGGGACTCAGAACAAGAAATGAGCCAAACAGCCACGGCGGGCCAGCTTGCGAAACAGGCGGCCCGCGATACGACCCCGCAATGCGGCTACGAAGTAGCTAGCGAAATGTGCAAGGGAATCAACGAGCAAGTAGAAATCTGCATCGAAAAACATCTAGAGGTGTTTGAAGATGTGGATCAATTTTGCGTGGGCATGTTGTACGCTACGGACCAGATGTTGCCGGGACTACTACGCCGCAAGTTCTACGCTCTGCCATTCCTGCCAAAACCGCGGCCCTCGCTTACCGTCTTTCACTACGACAAGCGAACCGACAAGTACAAGATGCTATGGTCCTTGCCGGCTGCCGACACGCTAGCCACGCTGGCTTGTGTGGTCAACGTAGACCCGGCTTATAAGAATATGCGCCGTTGGGCTAGCTGGTATTATGAGACTGATTTTTACGAGAAGATCCGTAAGGAGTCAGGGGTAACGCTGCTATCGGAGGAGGAACACCTAGATAGAATAGCCATAGAACCGGCGGAGCGCATTCGCCAGGACGCTAGCCCGATTATCACCAATCCCTTTGATGCCCCTAGGGTCAACCCCGAGCAGGCCATTAACCCGAGTGATGCCATATCTTTTAAGCGCGTTGACAATCTTGATATCGATGCATAGCGTTTCGAGGGGTACGTCGCCTATTTCGTGGGTCAGCGCGACGCGGTAATATGATAGGTCATCGCTTAGGCTGGGCAGGTCTAGGGCTTTATTTATATCGATATTGTTCATTAGAGGAGAGAGTAATGGAAACGCAAGAAATTGTACAAGATGAGGCCGCGCCCGAAGAGGTCGCCGTAGCCGTAGAAGAGACTACCGAAACCGTCGAGCCGGTCGCAGAAGAACCGACGCAAGACGACGAAGAAATCAACTGGAAGAAATTCAGGGAAACGCAAAAGCAGGACCGCGAGCGCCGAGAGCAGGCCGAGACGCAGGCAGCCGTTAAGGTGCAGGAAGCGGCAGCGCTTAAGGAAGCTATGGCTGCCGCGCTAGCGCAGGCCTCGCCGCAGGCAGGACAGACGCAGGCACAGCACGCAGCCACGCAAGAGCAGGCTATCAATGACCTGATCGATGAGGATATCCCGCTAGGCAAGGATATCAAAGCGTGGGTCAAAGACTTTGTACAAGGTGTGGTAAAAACCGACAGGGTGGAGCAGGACAAGCAACGCCAGGCACAGGCCGCGCAGCAGCAACAAAAGCAGATGGGCGACGATCTACGCAGGTCGCACAGTGATTTTGACGCGGTGATGAGTCAAGAGAACTTTGATTACCTCCAGTACAAGCATCCTGATGTTTCAGCAGCCATTAACGCGATGCCTTCGGGGACTAGCAAATGGTCAAGCGCCTACACCTTGATTAAACAGCTAGTACCGAATACCAAGAGTTCGGCCAACGACGCGCGGAGGGTAGATCACAATCGGAACAAGCCCCAATCGTCAGGCGGACCCACCGGCCACGCTGCCGGCGAGTCAGCACCGGGCCGAATCATCTCGAAAGAAGAGAAGAAAGCCAATTACGAGCGCCTCCTAGCGCTGTCTAGACAACGGTAACGCGTCTAGTGCCGGCGCCTCGTTTCGTGGTTGCGAGGTGTCGGCTTTATCATAGAAACGATTCTGACAGTTCTCGACGTGGGAGATCCACCGGCAGTTACTGGCCTCGTAATTCCCGTTGTTGTCGATCCGGTCGATTTCCATGCCGTCAGGGCGCGGCCCCATATCCTCTAGGAAGTTCTCGAACTTCTGCCACCGCTCACATACCTTGATACCGCGTCCGCCATACCATTTGTAGGCCACGGCGTTTTTGTCTTGGCACCGGCCTTTCATCGTACCCCATACCATATACAGAGGGTCGCCACTCATACCGTGAGTAGCATTGTTCTTTTCCTTAATTCGATTTGAGCAGGCAGCGCAGCGCGTGGTTAATCCGTAACGGAGAGCGGGACCGTGTAGGCGCTTTTCTATACCGCAGGAGCAGCGGCATAGGTATTGGTAGCTGTTATATCGCTTGCCGGCGTAGTCCAGCACCGTCCACTCGCCGTAGGTCTTGCCTATCATATCCTCAAAGGACGAGTTTTCGCGCCGCGCACAGTCAAAGCAACGGACAGAGCGGGCTTTACGCAGGGCAAGGCCCAAAACGTTATGGACGCTACCGCAGGCCGTACACAGACATTCAAAGTGTCGCCCTGGTCGCGGGTCGTCTACGTTACCTAGAACGTTCCAGTCTCCGAACGCTTGCCCGGTCAGGTCGAACTTATCGCCTGGTTTTGATGTTCTAGCCATGTGGTACCTCATTTGTGGCTTATCGGTATTGAAGATGGTACACTGTGAGGGGGGTTGTTGTACACGTGAAAGGGTTGTTATATATCAGTGATAATTGTACTATATAGGTAGCTGTAAGGGACTCGCTAACCTAGGTGGATACGTCAATAAGTACGTAACCTACTGTATCTAAGGACGGTAAACACGGAGTCGTCCGCCGTAGATAACCCTAAATCTACGAGGTAATATTTTGGCTACCGGTATTTCGACGCCGGGTAACTTTCAACCCGAGCTGCCCATTCAGGCAGTAGAGGAAATGTTATCCACACCCAAATTTAATTTGATCCATTCAATCGCTGCAGACGAGCACGCCGCATATGAAAATATGGGCGATACCTCTCGCATGTCGAGAATTGAGCGACTAAGTACCGACGGCGGACGCCTGGACGGTTCAGGCATTGACCTGGCCCCAGAAATCCCTGTACGTACCGACGTCGATGCTCAAATGGAAATCTACTCTAAGACTATCCTAGTCAACGAGCAGACCGACCTATACAACTCTCCAGGGCTACAGGCTAAATACAAGCTTGTTCTTGGTCAGTGGCTGTATGAAAAAGAAGATTTGCTAATGCGCGATCTTTTGAGCGACAACGTAACGTTTGTATCGGCTACCGCCGGAGTGAACGGAGACAATCCAACGGAAGTGACAAGACGCGATTTGAATAACATTGAGCAGCAGCTACTAAGCGCTGATGCAAAGACAACAATGGAATCAATCCAAGCGACCGATCGGATAGGCACAGCACCAACGCGCGACGCCTTTATTGGAATGGCTAACACAGCAATCACTACTGACCTTCAGAACGTCAGCGGTGTACTACTCAAGAACGCATACCCGACTCAAGAAGGTTTGCGCCCTGAGGAATATTGCTCAATCAGCCGTTTCCGTATCTTTGTCTCGTCTAAAGGGGCCAAGGTCGCGAGCGCTTCGCTACTAGGCGCTAACGTCTACCGCATGCCACTAGCTGGAATGGAGTCATATTCCAAGCTAGAGCAGAACGGGTACAGCGCCAAGCTGGGAATTATCCCCAACTGGGCAATGTCCAACAGCGCGCAAAACTACGGCATGTATGCCAAATTTGCGATCGCTAGGGCCGTCACTAACCAAAATTGGATTTCCGGCCTGGAAGTCACAAAAAGACTGTAAGGGGGTAAATCTATGAGCAATCTAACAATGTTCAAGCAAGATATCTTCACGTCAGACGGAGCGACAAAAAGATTGTCGCTACCCGGTGGCGCTGACTATATCCGCGTGTTCAACCAAATCAACGCAGTCGCCAACGGCGACGGCGGTGCAGTGGCGAACGCGTACCAGTGGGAATGGTATAGCAACTATGCCGTAGGGCAAAGTTTTGTTACCTACCACGGCAGCGGCGACCAGACTGTAGTGACTGCTACAGACTTGTTGAGCAAGATAATCTACCGTGATGGCGCTCCGGCTCCAGAAGCGCCGTTTGTCGGTACAACAATTGTGCGCTCGACTGGCGTATGCACAGTAACAGCGGCTCACGGCTACGCTGTCGGCGATAGAGTTCGTATCTACAGTAATGTGGTAATGACTCAGATCGGCGGCGTTGTCTACGAGATTACAGCCGTACCGTCAACAACAACGTTTACGCTTGGTTACGCTGGTCTTTCTGGCATGGCAGCAGACGAAACAGCCTTTGCTGTACGTAGGCTACCGCCAGAGGTAGAAGTACTACCGGGTTCAGCTTTCGTAACTGGCATTACTGCCGCCGCGTCGGCTGTAGTGACCTTTTCCGAGGCACATAACTATAAGATTGGTGACGTTATCTATTTCCGTGTCCCTGCCTCATTTGGCATGGTGGAAATGGACGGCCTAAGCGGCAAAGTCAGCGCCGTAGCAGCTAGCACTATTACTGTAGATATCAATTCTTCAGCGTTCACGGCCTTCGCATGGCCAGCAACCGCAGCAGTACCGATTAAGTTCGCTATTGCTGGTCTTGCCGGTAAGCGTGGCCTTTACGACGACTGGTTTAGCTCAAGCCGTTCATTGCTTGACCTTGACCCGTTCCGGGCTGGTCTTGATATTCCTTACCTCCTTCTAGCAGGCGGTGCAGGTCTACCAGGCGGCGCGAGCACGCAAGCAGTAGTAGTACAATCGTTCAGAGCTGAGTAGTGTTTTGAGGTAGGGGGGCACTCGTGCCCTCCTCCTCTTTATTAATGAGAGGAGAGAGAGAATGACAGTAATCGAAGAGACAAAGACCGACAGCCGGACCAAAATGGAAGAGATCCGCGAAGAGAACCGGACCAAAATGGAAGAGATCCGCAAGGACTCAGACAAGCCCGCGACACGCAAGCGCGGCCGACCTGCCAAGGCCAAGAAGACCGAGGCAGAGATTAGAGCAGAGCTAAAAGACGAGCTACTAGCAGAGATCAAATCAGAGCTAAAGCTAGAGACGACCCCGACAGCGCCCATACTTCCCCCATCACAGCCAGACACCAATTTTGCGCAGTGGGGCAAGATGACGGAAGATACATTTGTTACAGAGCAGGGAGACGAGCACGGTTTTCTAGACTCGTCAGCGAATGCGGTACCTGATAACGACTGGGCCAACATGACCGAGGCCAATCGCAAAGAGATGAGAGAGCGCAAGCGCAGAGCGCTCCGCCCTCAGAAATTCACGTACCAGAATCTACGGAATCAGAAGACGGGCAAGTGGGAAGGCTGGTACGGTGCAGACTGGCCAGGTGAGCCGCAGCGCTGGTACAAGCTATTACACGGCAAGGCGTACACGCTACCGAGCGGCCTACAAGAGAAAATGACTAAGATGGGTTCCCCACAGCGATCCGGGTTAGTGGACACGCAGGGCCAAGAGCTTTCAGTAGATGGCAGCATCGAAATCACGCATCAACTTATCCCAATGGGTGAAATGTAATGGTAGGACAGGTAACGAGCCAAGTTACTGAGATGCGCACGATGGTGAGGCGGTTAACCGCCTCGCTTTTTCCTTTGTATGCCTCCAGCACCGCGGCCGCGCCTCCTTCCATTAAAGAGCGAATAGATAGTATTCCGGTGAACGCCAAACATACGGGCAATAGTAGTGCCGTTATATCCAGCGGCAGCGAGAGCATCAATTTGAATGATGTCCGCACCGGTCAATACTACGGTAGGGTGCGAATCACCGAAGCGAACGCGCTTGCGTCCCTTGACGATCATATCGAGCATATTATCGAGCTGAGTACCCAACCAAAGATGAGCGGGGTTAACACACCACTTGTTATCACAGCTGTGGCAGACCTGTTGTCCCGGCGGTATCGCCCCCTTAAAGGATTCATAAGCAAAGCGGTGGGCGAGGTAGGTTTTACAGCGAACGGTAAAACAGCCGTAGCCACTAGAATGGAAACAGCCGGTGTAAGGCCAGCAGCTAGATGGGCCGGCCGTTTTGTCGATCTTCTTATTAAATCTAGAGATAGGGTCTTGCATATGTGTGAATATACACACGGCGGAGTTAGTGGGCAATATGTTTAACTCTGACGTAGGCGACATGAGGAAAATGGTGAGGAGGCTAACAGCTAGCCCTAGCCAATCGCAGCTAACAGATGACGAGATACAGGACAACTTATCTGTCGTTTTTGTACAGGATATGCCCGCCGACGTGAAGAGCGAATTTTTCAAAGAGGTGGTAGAGGTTTTCACGGAGCCGAACCAAGACCGCTACGCCCTCACCGGCCAAGTGAATACCACGAGTAACCCGAACGTTAACA